CGGCGGCCTCGGCGGCGGCCTTCTCGCGGTCGGCCTTGCCAAGGAAGCCTGTCTGCTCGCCGGTCAGGTTGGGCAAGCCCAAGCCTTCGAGGATGACGTCGCCGCCGCGCAGAGGATCCAGATCGATCGCCTTGTTCACCAGCTTTTTAATGCTTTTGCCACACATGTTCATTTCTCCCCGTATGGGTCGTATTCGGATTCAAGCCCGTTGTTGCTGCCGCCAGTGGCGTAGTCGTTGTACTGGCTCTTCATCACCGGCATTGCGAATGTGAGCGCCAGCGCATCGGCATCGTCCGGCGAAATGCCGAGCCGCTTTTTGATGGCGTCTTTCTTTTCCAGGGCGATCTGATCGCTGCCGTTGTGCCCGTACATTGGTGAGGTCAGCTCGGCCTCAAGCTCTGGGCAAGCATTGATCGCCAGGCCTGCACGCAGTGCCTCGCGCATCTGCCACCACATGTAGGTCCGCATGTTGGCGTAGTGCCGATCCGGTGCGGCGCTGGCGAAGTTCACGTCGAGAATCACCACTCCCGGCATCAGCCGGCGCAGCTGATCGGCGACCGGGCCGCCAACGCCGGTCGAGTCCACAAACACAGCGTCAGGCCGGTGGTCCTGCACCGCAGTGCACACCTTCGCGATAAACAGGGTGGTGTCGCGGGTTTCGCTGCCGGGGATCTTGATTGCCGGTATCGATCGGGTGTCGAGACCTCGGCGGAACCTGATCACGTTGCTGTCTGCGCCACCCCGAGCGATGTCGATCCCGCAGACCAGGGCATCGTCCAGGCCGAAAACTGGCTCGCGCTTCATGGCGTCCGCCACCCAGTCGGTCGGGATCAGTTGCAATTCAGAAGCCCTCGGGAACATGCCGCGCACACGGACGCGGAAAAAGTCGCTGTCTTCCCCGTAGTCCTCCATCCACTTGGCGAACTGGACTTTGTTCGTCCCATCCACGGTGCGGCTGTCGATCTGCCGGGGATTCCAGCGGTGCTTGTACTTCGAAAAACACTGGCGGAAGCGCCCGGTGTTCTTTGTCGGGTTGCCGAATGCAGCCCAGATAATTTCGGTGTTCTCGTCCGTCAGGGCGCCTTCTGCCACTTCCCATACCAGGTCAGCGATGGCCGAAGCCTCGTCGAACACCAGCAGCAGGCGCTTTCCTTCGTTGTGCAGACCGGCGAATGCCTCGGTGTTGCTCTCCGACCAAGGCACGGCGTCGATACGCCAGTTCTTTTCGTGCTCAGGGTCGGTGCTGATCAGCGCCGTGGCTGTCAGCCTGAACCAGTGCGAAGTGATCGAGAGCCGGTTCCACTTCGCGACCTCGGGCCAGGTCTTGGTGCGCAGCTGCGTCTCCGTGTTGGCGGTGACCACGCCGCGAGTGTCGACGGCCGTGTCGAGCGCCCACTTGATGATCCACGACACCAGCGCTGATTTGCCGATACCGTGACCGCTGGCAACCGCTTCGTGGATGACCTCGCCCAGATCCCGGGCGCCGGCGCGGATCTTCTTGCCGATGTCGTCGAGGACATCGATCTGCCACTTACGCGGCCCGGTTTTGGTTGCCAGCTCGGTACCGGGTTCGCCCCACGGGAACGCGTACCAGACATAACCCAGCGGGTCGTCGGCGAATGAAAGGATGTCCTCGACCAGTTGTTGTTCGAGGTCAACCTCTGGCGCGGTCAAGGCGTTCACGTGCTTTAGCCATCCGCTGCGAGGTGGTGAGGTTGATGTCTACCGCCACCTGTTCGCGGAACGCGTTGACGTTGACGTGCTTGCCCAACAGCTCAAGGTTCTTGACCTTGTCCGGCCACTTGATCTTCTTCATCAGGCCGACCAAGTCGCGTTCCTTGCCGGATCCTTCGAACATCTCGGCGATATCGAACGCCGACAGTGACTGGCGCCAGACCTTTGGCCACTTCGAAAGCGGCTTGATCGACATGTCGTCGTCGAGGATGTCGAGCAGGTCCATCTGATCAATCTCGGTCAGGCGGTGCAGCACGTAGTCAGCGTCCACCTGCGTACGCTTGTTGCGGGCTTCCATGGCCGCTTTAATCGCTGCTGAGACTTCTGGCCGCTCCATCAACTGGTAGGCCTGATCCTTGGCGCCCTTCTTTGCATAACCCGCCCGGATGGCTGCCTGTGTGGCATTGAGGTCAACCAGGTACTCGATGACGAATGCCTGTTGCTTCGCTGTCAGGGCCATACGGTTGCTCGCTTACTCGGCTGCATCGGTCGCTGGGTTGGCGCCGGCTTCCGGTACCGGAATGGGATCGCTCTTCACGATCACTTCCTCGGCCCACAGATAGCGCGAGTAGGCCGCAACAACGCGGCCGTTCGTGTAGAAACGCACACCACCCTCGGAAAACTCCATACGGTCGGCACTGACGTCCCGGGTATCGGCTTCGGTTCGGATCTTGAATTCAGGCATGGCTCATTTTCCTTTCAGGCAAACGGTGCGGACGTAGTCCTGCAACGCGCTCAGGGTGCGGATTGCGTCGTCGCCGTCGTTGGCGGTGGCGACAATTCTTTCAGCAGACGCGGGGTCAAGTTCGGCTCGCGCTTCTGCATCATCCACGCTGGCGGCGCCGGTGGCGTTTCGCACTGCGGGACAGGCGGCCTTGACGGACAGCCGGTGAGCGCCAGTAGCGACAGCAGTACGAAGCTTGCGGTTATCGGCTTGCGCATCGGTCAGGGCCTTTGTGTGTTCGGTATCGAGGTCGGCCAGCAGACGCTGGGTGTTGCGGCGGGACGCGGCGGCGCTCTCCAGCGTGGTGACCTGCTCGGTGGCCGTGGCCAGTTGGTCGGCCTGGCGCTCGATGTGCTGCCAGCCGAATAGAATCGCTACCGCACACGCGGCAAGGGCAATGAGCAGGTAGCGATTCATGGCGGTCACCTATCAGGCGAGTTTTGCGCGAACCAAGCAGTCCTTGGCTTCAAGAAGTTTGCGCAGGCCTGCCGACTTCTCGGCGCCGTCCGGCAGCAGGTCATCCATTTCCTTCGCCAGTTCACCAATAGGCTTGCTGACTTCTTGCAGGTGTGGTGGAAGGTGGGCGTATTCGAAGTACTTCATGATGGGTGACATGCTTTTGCCTCTTGGTTGGGGAATGTCAGGCCAGCACTTTCAGCGCGACCTGGTACAGCGCTTTGCGTTCTTCGGCACCGTTCGGCACTCGCCCGCGCCGGCCGGTGTTGATCAGGCTGCCGATGTTCTGGATGTCGCCGGCATCGGCCAGGGCGTTGAGGTTCATGCTGTCCCAGAACCACGCGGCCGACATTGCGGCGTGCTGCGGGCGCTCCAGCAGCTCAGGGTGCGTGTTCAGGTCGAGCTGCAGCGCCTTGCCGCACGCGGTGTAGTTGTTCGCGCCGGTGATCTGGATCAGGCCACGGCCGCGATACTTCCAGCCGTCGCCCGGGCCGGTGTTGCCCATGCGGGCGTTGTAGACCGCGTTCGCGATGCGCTCGGGCTTTCTGGCGTACTCGGCTGCCAACTTGGCGTCGAACATGCTCGGCCAGGTCTTTTGCAGGCCCTCGGCGCTGTAGTTCAGGTTCTCGACCACGCGAGACAGGCGCCCGCTTTCGTGCCCAACCTGAGCCAGGAACGCGGCGATACGAAGCGGCGTGTTGATCTGGAAGCGGTCGCAGGCGTTGTTCAGCGGGTCTGCCCACAGGCGTGCGGTGGCGTCCTGGCAGCGCATGATCGCCACCAGGTGGGAAAGTGTGATTTTCATTGGTCACTCACAAGTGGCTATCGGCTGTACCAGGTCATCTGGTATCGCTTCGCCTCAGCAGGAATCAGATCAATCGGCCAGCGCAGGCACTGCATGTGAACGCGCTCTGGACGCTTTGGGCTTCTCCGGGTTGTCTGAACCAGATACGCCGAACCTCCTGACGTGACGATGTAGTCGCCAACATCGATCCCATCAGCGCCATCCACGTACAGCTTGCACGGTGTGTAAGGCTGCTTTGGCATTTCCAGCTCAATCCATTCTCAGGATGCGGGCAACGTTGCCGCCGGCGCGGTACACAAGCACCAGCAGCACCAGCAGCACGATCAGGATGAACGGGGACACGGCCGTGGTCGGCTGCGCCATCAGGACGGCCAGCACCACCGACAGCCACTCGCAGCCAGTTGCGGCCGCCAGCGCATAGGCGCACCAGGACACGCCGGCGCGATACCGGGCGCCCTGGCGCTGGTAGAACGCGATGCGAAAGCAAATCGCGCCACAGATCGCGGCTGCGGCCAAAGTCCATGGGTCAACCATTGCGGCTACCTCCGAATCTCTCGGCGACCCATTGCAGCCATCCGGGCATTTTGCCGCCCTCGATCCACTCCAGAAGACTGATGCACACGGCCACGCAGAACAGCGCGCCGAAGAATGCGACAAGGCCGGAAGTCCTGGCCCACTCGCGGCCGATGACTTCGCTGGCAACGTAGTAACCCAGCACCCACGATGCGATGAAGTAGCCGAACCGGGCCAGTGGCTTCAGGTCCTTGGCGAACACCACGAAGAACATGGCGCCGGCGAATGCGCCAACGACCGCGTTCACGTCAACGCCGGGCATCATGCTCGCCGCCGTAACGCCGGTGACACCTGCCACGCCCGCAGCCGCCTGAGCGGCCAACACTGCACCGCTGCTTGGCTCTGCCATTTGCGTACCCCAGAAACGAAAAAGCCCTGCGCAATGGCAGGGCTCATATTGAAATTCAGGCAACAAAAAACCCGCTCAAGGCGGGTTTCTGAAATCGGTGCGTAACTTCGCAACTTGGGAAAAAGGTATCAAAACACTCGACATTGGGTCAAGCGGCCATCGATTTGCCGATTTCGGCGGCGGCGCGAACGATCGCTCGACGAACTGCTGAGTTCTCATCACCACCATGATCCTCAACAAGCTCTACGCACCTTATTCCGGATGGGTGATCACGCCATGCGCGGATCGCAACCATAAGTTCGAATGCATCAGAATTACTCCGTAACGGATTCCACTCTTTGCGACCAACAACGTATCGAGATGGATGGGCGAACAGGACAAAACTGGCAGGACCAGAACGCCATGTGCTCCGCCACGCTCCACGCAGTCCGGCAGCAATGGCCGCAAACTCAATTAACTCTCGGTTTTCCGATTCGCGATCTTTCATTTCGAACCTCGGTTTGATGATTAAATCTCAAGCGACACGTTTTGCGACGTCGCCGACGCGCTGCCGCTGGTTCCAATACTCGGCCACGCGATCCAGGTAGATCAGGTGACGGCTCGGATTTTCAATCACGTCGCTGCCCCATTCTGCCCGGTACGCCTCGCCGTAACCCTGCATGCGCTTGATCCAGCGGCGCACCTGCTGATCGTCCATTGCGTCGAGGCGCTGACGCAGGGCCTGAATCGAGGACTCGCGGCGCCCCAGATAGCTGGCCGACCGATCTTCTGCAACGTGTTCACGGTCGTGCACGGCCCAGCGGCACAGGTCGCCACCGACACGCTCGGACATCCTGACGATCACCGCAGCCACAGGCTTGAGCGCCTTGGCGTCGAGCTGATCCACGGTGCTGGCGATGGCCGCCCAGATCCCGGACCAATCTCGAGCCCATTGGCTAGTGCCGACTTTGGTGCCGTACCAGCCTTCAACGAACTCAGCCACCCGGCCGGGGCCCCAAGCCTCGCGGCCATTCACGGCGGCCTGATGGCTCTTGATCGCGGCAAGGGCCATCCAGTAAGCGACCTCCTTGCGCTTGGCGGTGCACTCGCCCAGGTCAACCGTCAGCCACACCAGCGCGTGCGCAACGTTGATGTCCTGGCCGTTGGCGATTGGCGAGTACAGCGCGTTGCCGAAGTGTTGCAACGGCTTTGGCAACGTGCCGATGGCGGATTGCACAAGGCCGGCGGCCAACATGTGGGCGCACCGGCCGTTGCTGTCGCGCATCGAGGGCATCGTTTCACCGATCACCCGCCCGCGCTTTCCGAGCTTGATCCGTTCCTGGGCGGCTGCCAGCACCGAATCACGGCTTTCGTGCAACGCTTCCCGCCAGGCTTGCCGCGCACTGATCAGTTTCATGGTTCTCCCCTTGTTGCGTAGTTCTGCGTAGTTCGGTGTTTCACTGGCAAACGGTTGGCAGGCCCAGCATGTACAGCTTGAGCGCCCCTGCGATCAGCACCAGCAAGGACGCGGTGCCGACGATGAGATATTTGTTCACGATGGTTTCCCCTCAAGCGGAACAACCCGGACCATCACGCCCGGGGTTTCGCCAAATTTCTTGGACATGGACACGTTGGTGACCTGCACGTCGTCCTTGAAGACGATGCCGTTGATGCCGTCGCAGATGGCTTTCAGGACGTTGTCGATGTCGGGTTTCTTGGTGGGTTTCACTTCTCCGGCGAGCGCCTCGGCGCGCTTCTTCTTCGACCAAGACTGAGCGATCGAGACGAAAATCCGCAGCTCGACCATGACGGGGCCGACGATCAGGTCGCGCCCGTTCATGGCTTGCTGTGCGGCCAGAGCGATCAGGGTTTCGTAGTTCGCGGTCTTGGCCGGCGTGAACATGCGAGCGTGCCCGCCGATGGTGGTGACTCGCGGCCGGCCCTTCCCAACGGCATCGCCTGGCACTACGAACGAAACCGGGTTCAGGTCAGACATGTTCATCTCTCCGGATCTTGAGTGTGGCCAGCAACATCGCGCGGCACGCCTTCGGGTCTTTGGGGATTTCGAGGACATCGACGATGCGGTCGACTTCTTTTCGGGAATGCTCGAGCTGGACCTGCTCGCGCGGGCGCATGCTGTCGTGGCCGATGCCGTGGGCAATACGACCTTCCAGCGGCTGGCCGGTCTGGTCGCGGCGCATGACGATGGCGTAGTTGCGTTCGAAGCGCTGGAACAGGGCTTTGTCGCCATGGGTGGCGGTTCGCAGATCGAAAGTGCTGGTGGCCTCGGCGGCGATCTTCACGGCCTTGTGGCTGTAACTGCCG